CATAGGAAGCTTCCGGTTAATCCAGTCGAACCTGAATCAATTACTTCCAATCCACCATATCTAACTGCTGGCGTAAATGTATTTAATAAGATTGTATTTCCACCTAATATTATTGAAGATGTTACACTCGTAAATGAAGCAGAACCAAATACATTTAAGTTACCAGTCACAGTCAATGAGCCTGATACGATTTGGTTTGCGTTAAATGTATTAGCTTGATTTGTTTTAGCGAATGATGAAGAAGTTTGATTCTTCCATAAAGAAGAACTTGCTTCATATACTATTATATCACCTTGTAATGGAGATACTATTCTTACATTATGTAATTCGTTAAATTCCCAACCATTTGAGATATTAACGAACATTGAACCATTGTTTTGTTGTACTCTAAGTACTTCACCTAATGTTACAATATGTAAAGGTGCTTGTGGTTGAACATTTGTAAATGTACCATTTGGACCTAAGTAAAGTACATCACCGGCAGTCATACCATCGGTGTTGATTCCAATTACAGTTCCTATTGAAACAATTTCTCCTGTTGCTCCACTAGCAACTGAACTTCTTAAAACACCTAATGCGTTAGCTGATGCTGAATCACTCTCCCAACTTGCAGAATTAAATCTTGCTACATCTCCTGTTGCTCCCGTTATTCTTACAACAGTACCAGTAGGTAAAGTTGATTGATTATTATTTGTTGCAGTTACAACTACATTTCTAGCTAAAGATGCAGTAGCTGCAAATGATGCAGATGCTACACTCATCGATGCCGTTACTGCAGATGTTATATAAGATGATGTTGCTGCATTTAAACTATTTAAAGAGTTTTGTGCACTTTGAGTAAATGCGTTTGTTCCAGCGATACTTGCTGTGAATGCGTTAGTACCATCTATTGAAGCAGTGAATGCGTTAGTACCTGCTACCGATGCGGTAAATGCTTCTAATGCGTTTATTTCTAATTGTGCACTTTGTGTGAATAAGTTAGTTCCTGCTACACTTGCTGTAAATCCATTTAAAGAAGCAAGAGAAGTGTTTACACTTGCAGATGTACTTTCTAATGAATCCAATCTTAAAGTAGCAGATGCGGTAAATGCGTTTGTCCCAGCGATACTTGCAGTGAATGCCTCTAATGCGTTTATTTCTAATTGTGCACTTTGAGTAAATCCATTTGTTCCTGCTACTGATGCTGTAAAAGCATTTAGAGCAGATATATCAGTTGGTACAACGGAACTTGTAAATTGTATTAAAGAGTTAATCTGATTTTGTTGTGCTAAATCAGTTGCCGCTACACTTGCACTATTTGCGTAAGATGCAGTTGCCGCTTCTAAACCATCTACTCTACCATCGATTGATTGAGTGAATGCGTTAGTACCAGCGATTGATGCGGTAAATGTATTTAAAGCACTGATATCAGTTGCTGAGCCTGTTGCTACCGTTACATTATCAATAGTACCATTACCATAAGTAAATTGAATTACATTGGTTAAGCCTGTTGATGTAGCTGATTTAATAAATGAACCAGTCTCTGCTTCAGTTATCCAACTACCACTTATCGCATTGATAGCGTTGATAGATTGTTGTGCTGATGCAGTGAATGCGTTTGTACCTGCTACACTAGCCGTAAAGTTATTTAAAGCAGTTAAGTCTTGGATGTAAGATGCTGTTTGTGCAGAAGTAACTAAAGGACTTCCGTTTAACTCAGCCGTACCTACTAATTTAGTACTACCACTTAGTATTTGTACATCAGATAATTCATCTCCTAATTGGTTTGAGCCTGATGAGTAAATAATTGAAGATGATTCTATAATTACATGCAATTCATTTGCAGTAATAGTTCCAGTTACAACCAATGAACCTGTAATGGTTTGTCCTGTTGTGAATCTATTATCTACATTCGTTTTAGCGTAAGATGCTGTTTCTGCATTTAATGCGTTAATACTAACTTGCGCTGATTGAGTAAATGTATTAGTTCCAGCTACCGATGCGGTAAATGATTCCAATGCGTTTATTTCTAATTGAGCACTTGCTGTAAATGCGTTTAGAGCAGATATGTTAGCTGCAGAACCTGTAAAGGAAATCAACGAATTGATTTGTGCTTGTTGTGCTGCATCTACTGATGCTACTGATGAACTTATTGCGTAAGAAGAAGTTGCACCATTTAAAGCGTTAATAGATTGTTGAGCACTTTGTGTAAAAGCGTTTGTTCCAGCTATTGATGCCGTAAAAGCATTTGTTCCAGCTATTGAAGAAGTAAATGCTTCTAATGAATTTATTTCTAATTGTGCTGATTGAGTAAATGTATTCGTACCTGCTATTGAAGCAGTAAATGCGTTTAATGCTGATAAGTTACTATCACTACCACTTACATCAGGTATGTTTACACTAAATGTAGATAAGTTACCTTTAGTAAATGTTAAGTTTCTCGTACCACTATCAAATGATGCGGTAATTAAAGCTGATGATGTGAATTGGTTTAATGCTGCTACTGATGCCGCTGAACCAGATGCATCTAATGTAGCTATTTTTGCATTCCAACTCGCACTATCTGCATTATATGAAACTTCATCTACCAATGAATCAATCATATCAGTATTGAAATCTCTTAGTATAGCAGGGGTGATTGCACCTGCGTTGTTATTTGGAAACGATTGGTTGTTATCTACCTTTAAGGCCTGCTTAGTTAATTCTGCCATATTATGATTATTTTTATCCTGTTATTTCAAATCCATTGGAGAAGCCTGAAGAGAAACCACCTTTTGCTACAAAAGCACTTTCTATTTGACCTATACCTTGGTTCATCAATGCGCCTTTACAGCATTTAACATCGTAGGTGTCGCTATCTAAACACATACAACCTCTTCTTGAATTCTTTGGTGAACTCAAGCCTCTGGTTGGTCCAATGTATATACCACTTTGATTTTCCCTATTAACGGAATATCTTAGGTTACCATTACGACTATTGCTCCACTTTGCCATTGATTATTCTTTATACTAATAACAACGAATACCACAATAATCGTTAGGGTTACTTAATTTTCTTCATTGCTTCCTTATGTAGTAGATTCTCTAACTGATTCCTATCAGACTGATAAGCTAAGAATAATAAACATTTCTCCAAAGGTTCTTCAACTACTAAATCTATTTTGAGGAGGTCTTCGTTTGCAAGGGAGATAATTGTTTGATAAGCTCCCCACTTTCTGCCAAAATTGATTTGATGTTGTGTGGAATCTCCGCTTGGTCCTTCAAAGAGTTCAGGATATCTTTCGCTAATTCCATTGACAAATTGATAAAAAAAAAGTAGGCGCCGAAATGAACATCCATATTAACCTCTTCAAATAGCTCTCCATCGATATCTCCATCGTATTTCTTTATGGAGTAAAGTGCTCCAATCTTCTTTTCAATAGGCCTATATAAGATACTCATTATCTTACTCCAATTCTTATCGATATCAATTGTATCATACTTACTAATATCTACATAAGCGCCATATGCCATCTCACCTAAGTTTGGTTCAAAGCCGTATTCTACATCACCTATCTTAATAGTTCTTCTTAAAGGGAAATCCGTTTTACCTAAGAATGATATTAACTGCTCTTTTATTTTATGGTATGTATCAGTATCAATCTTTCCTAAAGTGACTGGGTCTAATCCACATAAGTGATAGAAGATAGTCGCATCAGTTGCTTCATCATCTCCTTTATATGTTTTTAAATCACTCTGCATCTTTAAGTACTTTCTTAAAGAGATTGCTGAATAGTCCTTTGGTACTGTTATTTGGATTTGTTGTTTCATATTAGTAATCGTAGTTGTTTGTCATATAATGTAATGTCATTGAGAGCTTTCTAACTTTAGCCTCTTCGTTATTTAGTTTAGCTTGCATCGCTATGATACCTGCTCTTAAATCATCATTATCCTCTTGCATTTGTTTTGCATATAGGATTAATTCTTTTATCTCTTCTTCTGTCCAAGTTTGCATTATCGTATGTTTGAATATTTACCTATTTGAATTGCGTATGTTCCTTTTGATTGTGCCTTAACACTTAACTTCATCATTGCTACATATCGTGCTGCATCTAATAAGTGGTCTAACCCTCCTTCAGGATTATCAGTAGTATAACCATGCTTATCAGTTGCGTATTGATAGGCATACATTTCATTGATTAGATTTTGTGATGTCTTTAGTATGTGTATCTTATAGTTCTGAAGTACACTAATACCGAACTTAATACTATCAGGTCCTTTCTTTACAGGCTTAGCATTGAATCCACTACGATATAGTTCTTCTACACTACGAGGTTCTGATGAATCACACCATATCTCATAACTCTTATTGATATCCTTTTTAGTTAAGCTATCAGCTATATCTTTCATAACTAATCCCTTTTCGTATAGTACCTCTTCTAAATAAAGATTGTCGCCATTCTTATACACAGCTACAACAGCCGTTGGGTCTTGTGAGTATCCCCAGTCTAATCCGAATGCTACGAACTCTGCTTCGAAATCATCTACTATCTCAAATGTATATATTGCTTTATCATTAGCAGCAAATTCACCTTTACCATATATCGCCCAATACTTAGGGTTCTTATGTTGTAGTTCTTCGATTGCTATTACCATTTCATTTGGTAGATATGGGTTATCCCTATATGTAGTTACGAATCTATCGCAATCTTGCATTTGCCTTAACCAACTATAAGGAGAAACAGTAGGATTATAAGCAAGTATAATACGATTAGTAGTTCTAATGGATAATTGGAAATAACTTTCTTCATCCAGTTCTGATGCTTCATCTATGAATAATATATCTGATTTTAATCCTCTTAGTTTTTCAGGATCATCTGAGTTAATAAATTGAATTAAGCTATCGCCTAGCTTATATGTTCTATCTGATGTATTGAAATAGTTTTCATTCCATATACCAATACCTTTTAGTATATCAACAAAATCTTTCATTACAGTCCTTTTTATGGATGGGATAGTTCTTCTTACCACTGTAATGGTTTGAGGCGATTTAAGCCCCTCTACAATTAGAAATTGCAGTATTCCATAAGACTTACCACTTCTCGTTCCACCAATGTGTTGGCTAACTCTAGCTTTGGATTCTAAAAGATTCTCAAATGTTATTGTGGTATTAATTTGTACTTCCACTCTTTGTTATGTTTACACTTATAGAATGAATCCTTTGTTCTATCTCAGCTTTCATTTCAGTTCTACTTAACTTAGGTAGAGTAAACTCCATAAGTTTGAGTGCCAGTTCTATGGCTCTTTCAGGGTCGTCTTTACGAATTTTCTCCAAGTCTGCTGATAGTGTGTTTAAAGTATTATCAACTGCTCTTGCTATTGTAAGTTTCATCATTTCAGTAGAGCGATTGATTGCTCCCTTTGGGCGACCTGTTGCCAGTTTATGTCCTTTTGTAAATCCCATATTAAATTCTATTATTTAAATGTATATACATATATAACATTACTCTTCAAAATTATCGTAGATAGGTTGTAATAGCCATGAACCTAATAGAGTTTCTTCATCCTCCGTTATCCAAACTAATACATACCAATCCCTTTGTTCATGCGCATTTAAATAGAACTTAGTTCCTTTGACATCTTTCCAATCAAATGCGAAATCAATCATCTTATTCTTCTATTACTTTTTTGCTTGATTTAGGTACATGGTTATCATCGAATCTTATAATGTATTCCCATAGAGCTTGATTACTTCTTATCTTATCGAACATCATAACATAGAATGCTCTTCTCTCTTCTCTTGTGGTACATTGTTTAAGTCCTCTTTTAACTTCTGCTAACTCATGGTATCTATCGTTTTGATATGGTAATTCTCTTCTTCTTACTTTCTTTTGATATGCTAATGTGCCTTCTGCCTTTTGTTTGTAATACCATTCTCTTGCTGTTTTAGATTGACACTTTCTACATATGTTACCACCTTTATCTGTCTCATAATGTTCTGAACACTTAATACATTTTTTAACTCTCATTGAATGGATTTTCTATAACTGATTCTAAATACTTTTTTATTTTGCGTACTGCTAGGAATGTAGTACTCTTACTGATATGAATATCTTTACTAACTTCGTCCAATGTCTTATCAGAGAACCAATAGATTTGAAATAGTTTTGATTGAGGCCACATCTTAGTTCCCTCTAATGATTTTAATTCTTTCATAACCATATCATATGCTTCCGCCATTTTCCTATCTCTTTCTTCATCATACTCAACATCAGGCTCACCTTCGGATATTGGATTCTCTCTTAGTATGGTTCGGTTTAACTTCTTTGTTTTATTGTAGAATCTATGTTTAAGAAACTTAGAACAATACCCTAAGTTATATGAAGTAGCTCCCCACCATAACTTAGGATTTTGCTTTAAGTGTAAGTACTCATAGAGTTCCATTACTAAATCTTCGGAAGCATCTCTATCTTTTGTGACTTGGATTGATACAGCTAATAGCCAGTTGTGAGATTCTTTATATAGATTTGCTAATCTTCTCTCACACTCAGCGTATATACTGCCTGTTATATCTTGGATGATACCCATTCTCTTAATTCAGTTATTGCTCTCTTCCAATGTCCTGCTGCTGATGCGCATCCGCAGGGTTGTGGTTCTGCAACTCCTCTGATTTTGTTATAGTTGCTCCAAATGAATCCCATCTTATTATCAGGCAACCTAACTGTTATTTCATCCAATTCCCTTTTGATTTCCATAAACTCTGCGTAAGTAAATGGATGTGTTATCTCTGCAGGAATTGGTGGTAAGTTGGGTGGTATTGTTGTTGTTTCTTCCATACTAATCTACTTTCTTTAATTTTGGTAACTTCATTTCTTTTGCTTGAGGTTGAGGTTGTTGTTGTTGGTTAGGATAAATCGGATTACTTAAATCAACGAAATTCTTAACTACTTCAAACATTGGATGTTGTGCATGGAATGTAATACCCATTGCTGCAAAGATTAGTACTAAATCATTTACCGAAGTGATTCTACTAAAATCTACAACATACATTGCGTTCTGGTCTACCTTCGTTTCTACTTTGCCCGTTGAATCTGATGCTAATGTAACTTTTGTTTCTTTCATATATTTGTTTGTTTATTTACTATCAATAATTTTACCTTACGACTGGATTATCCCCAGCCCCTTTTTATAATTCTATGCCTGATTTACAACCGAATAGATTATCTAAATACTCTCGTCTGCTATCACATCCACAATCTGCTTTCTTAAAGAATGTCCAAGCTATCCAACCTGCTATATTCTTACCATGTCCTAATGTTACTACGGATATAAGTCCTTCTAACCAAGTTCCAAATTTCCAGATACACATACTATTTCTTTTTGTTTATATATTGTTTAATCAATTGTCCAACCAAGTGTCCCATCTTAAAACCTTTTTCTTTACAATACTCTTTCAGTAACTTATGATTGTCTGCTGAGATTTGTAGCATCTTATAATCATCTTTCTTATTCATACTAATAGTTTCTTACATTAAGGGATTTGCCTCTTAACATTGTAGCGTTAATAAATGTATTTTCAATCATACTTAATTGTTTTCTATCAATACCTTCGAACTGAGCTAACACAACTAAAGTGTGCGCATTTGCTCCATACTTATCGAATGAAGCGTGCAACTTAGGAAGCGATGATTGATATGTAACTCCTTTTAACATTTGCCTATGATGAATTTTATGCTGCATGAAACGAATCTTAGGTCTAGCCATCGTCATACCTACATACATTTGACCTTCAGGGTTTACTATACCATAAATTGTGGGAGTGTTAGTTGCTCGTTTATAATCTAATGTATAATCAGACCATTCCTTACGATGAGTCTTATACCAACCTAACTGATAATCAGGCTGTATATCTTCTCTAAACTTTTGATTGTCTTTGCGATTGCAGCTCTTGCATCTATTTTGCAAAAGGTCTTTGTTTGCTGTGCATTTACTAAAGTCTTTTACTTCTTTTGTAATACCACATAATTTACATTGTTTAGCCATTTTTATTTTATTTAGTATACTAATAAATATATAAAATATTTTCAAACATAAAGATACAAAGAATATTTTAGATTTCCAAAAGTATTAGGCAAAAAAAGAGCGCTGGAAATGGCTACAAAACCAGCGCTCATATGTTATGAGGTAAGCACACTGTATATAGATTATGAAGATACAGTATTAAGATTAAGTGCTTACTCTAATATAACATATATAGTTCACAATTTAGTTAAACTATTTTACATTTCCAAATTTATTTTTTCTTAAAGATGTAGCCATTTACTGATTTATAACGAATTCCATTTACACATCTATTAACATTACCTACATCAGCATTGAGTGCTGCAGCTGCATCGTGAATTGTTTGGTATTCTCCTACGAATCTACCAGTCTTTTTACAATAAACATTTACAGGCACACCAATGACTTCTCTTCTATACTTAGCAGCTTTAGCTTTAGCTTCAGCTGAATGAAAATGAAATATACCATCAGCGTTTCTTACAGCTGCTTGTGTTTTTTCTGAATCAGTTTTAAATCCTAATTCTTTTTGTACTTTACATTGATAATCAAAAGCCTCTTTCTTAGTTGGGAATGTTTTAATTACTTGCATTTCTATTTCATTCCTTCTACCTGCAAATGTACCACTACCTGCAAATTTAGTATTAGCTACATGACAATTAAATCTTAAATTTAATTTACAGGTTTCACCAATATATTCAATATTACCTGATTTCTTATCAACTATTTTATATACATAATGTTCTTTCATAATTTATAATTTTACAGGTATAGCTTCAATAGTTTCTCTTAAATTATCACAGAACTCAATATGACTACTTGTAGCACTAGTATTAAAGTTATAGTTAAAGTTATCAGTTACAGTATTAGTTTCAGTTCCAGTTCCAGTTCCAGTTTCCATATGTTTAACATATGTTTCATCATATGATTTAGATATGGTATTCACATCTACATCATTTGTTTTTTTAGTTCTGTTTTTACTTCTACTTGCTGAATAGTTCTTTCTTCTTTCAGCTTCAGTCTTTAATTTCATATTATAATAAAATCCATCATCAGCTTTAATGAATTTTTCAAATATGTCTATATCAGTATCTTCTAATATAGTTTTTAAATCCTTATCAGTAAGTTTACCTTTCTGATGCTGTAAGCAAAGTAAAGTAATATACTTACCTCTTTGTTCGTAATCCATTGTGAATGTTCCGCTTAGGAAATCTGAGGTGTAGAATAACACCGCTGGGTCTTTTGCCATTTTATTTTATTTATTTGTTGTTTAAATAGGGGAGGTATTACCCTCCCCATTTGTTTACTTCTTTTGTTCTTCTCTATCATTTAATCTTTTCAGTTCAAAGGATAGGTTCTCAATTGCTTCTACAATGTTCCATCCTGTCAAGTCTGATTTTAGACGATAGTTTAGATTTGAGATTTCTTCTTGAAGATTAGCTACTTCATTTGCTAATTCTTCGGTTTGTGTGTTTTTTAATGTTGCCATTTTTTTTGTGGATTTAAGGAAATCCCTACCTTTTGTTTGTTTGTTATATCAAATATACGAATAATTTTTGATATTACCAAATATATGTTAAAGATATCTTATTCATATGTAAATAAATATCAAGAAAAAAATGAAACGAAAAAAGGGATACATTTCTGCATCCCCATTCAGTTATTCTCCGTATCTTTTACTTAATCTTTAATTGGTATACAGTTTGGAACTTCTCTACCATCTAATTCTTTTGTACCATACTGCTCATATCCATCCCAGCATGGAGCTTCTAAATTAGTTTGATATAAGTTAATTCCTCTGAAATCAGAATCAAACTTTACTCTTGCCATTACTTTAGCAGGAGTATCTTTAATCTTACTCATCTTATCTTTTCTATAATTAGAGTAACAAATTGCAGCTGCAACATCTTGTGCTTTACCTGCTTTAATTTCTTCAGGTATACAATATTGTAAGTATTGCTCTTCCGTTTCTCCTTGCTTTGGTTTATCTACTGGCATATT